CGTAGTCTATCTACTTGTGTAATACCTTGTCCTATAAAGTTCTGCATAGGATGAACGGTATCATCATCTGCATGCGCATACTCTTCAAAGTACGTACTAAGAGTTTCTGATCTAGCCTTATCTCTCTGCGCTGAAGTAGGACCACGTTTTAGATTCTCTATCATTTGGGCCTTTCTAGCAGGATCACTTTCAAGATATTCTCTTTGACTTGGACGGTGGGGACTATAACTATAAAGTTCACCACTACTGTGAAACTTTCTTAGATCTTCAGGCTTACCTAAATTCATATCTGTAACAATATTCTTGTCCCTATCAATCACAACAAATTTATTAATATTACTTACGTTCTTTAAATTAGCAGCAAGTCCAGGACTATGAATGTTATCAGTCATTGGATAATAATGCGCTCTAAAGTCTCCAACATCATCCATTTCATAATCATCCACAAAAGGTCTATCAAGAGGAGTATTGTATATTTGAGTTGTAGGATTTCTAGCAGCTAAATTTAAAGCATCTAGGTAATGTATATCTTGCGTAACCCTTCTATCTCTTCCGACATCAATAGGTATAGTCTGTTTAGTGCCTTGTGGAGTCTCATATAAATCATATAACTTTTTCTGTGCTTGACTTAGCTTATCATAAGTTTTATCTGTAAGTGCTGATATTTCTACCTCAGGTATGTTTACAGTAGGCATATGTGGACCACCATGGCTATAAGTAGTAGGAAAACCATAGCCAGATCTTTTATCCACATAGGTAGACTTAGCAGGTTTGTTTATATCATTTGAAAACCCACCCTGCTCATACTGCTTCAATAAATCTAAGTAAGATCCTTTGTAACCAGACCTCTTAGCTTCAGCAATTATTTTAAGTCTCTGACTATTTGTTAGCATTCTGTTTTGATTTAGCTACTGCGGCATCAGCTTTTTTATCTTCTATATCAAGCTTTCTATCATTATCTTCTGCTTGATCTTCTGCTATCTGAGCTTTAAGTTGTAACTCTGCCATCTTAAGATCTTTGTTAGCTTCAGCATTTATCAAGGCTACCTCAATCTGAGTATTTCTATTTGCCTCATCATTAGCTTGCTGCATTTGAGCTTGTTGCTGTTGTGCCTGTAGTTGTCTTTGTTGCATCTCTTGCTGTGCTTCTTGCTGAGCCTGTTGTAATTCTTGCATTGACTTTTCAGCTTCTTCAATCTTCTTCTTAATTGCTGTAAAGCTATCTGAGTCTATAGCTTCTGCTACAATAGATGCTGGCGTACCATTCTGTATCATAGCTTGAGCTAACTGCTCTACTTTTAATTTCTTCTCTAAATCTGCAGATGCATTACTTACAAAGATACCGTAGTTAGTTTCAGAGTAATCTGTAGGATCTATTGCTAAAAACTCTTGTGTACCATCACCCATGTAATACATACTATTCTTTCCTTTGATCCATGCATCCTTAGAATAGTCTAATAGAGCTTGCATATCTCTTTGCTCTAATGCAGCAAACTTACGGAATATATCTTCTGTAATATGTGATGATTGTATGATAGCCTGCTGACTAGTTCCTTTACCTTCATATCTACCTACACTACCTTGTCTTTGTCTATTTACACCTAGAAGTTTTTCAAACTCCTGCATAATAGATTCTAGTAAAGCTATATATTGATTTATAGTTTTGATAGACATATCAAGTACAGCTTGGTGTTGTGGGTTAAGCTGTATACCTTCTTTATTATAATCTACCCATGCAATACCAGTTGCATCAACATAGTACATGAACTTATCCATGTCCCACTTCTTTGGTATCATATTGATGTCAAACTGTGCAATAATATCTTTTGACTTTGCAATAGCAATCTCTAATCTATACTTATAAATATTGTAGTTGATTTGGTATGGTACACCTAATCCTACTAGAGATACATTGTCTGAGTTTATATCAGAGTAAGTTCTACCGTTAATAGGTAACTTACACTCTGATGGATTGTTGATAGAGTTTCTTTGGTTATCTAGAGGAGACATCTTTAGATATATCTCATCACCAATCTTAGTTCCTTGCCATACCTCATTTACCCATTCGTAAGATACAGTTGCACCTAACTCTTTTAGTTGTTCTGGCATTTCAAAACCATCAGCAACTATCTCAATCTCTTCTTCTGCTGTTGCAGGATTCACATATGTTAAGAATCCAATACGCTTCATAGACTTCCAGTAAACTATGTTTACTTCTATCAATCTACTTCTATACTGCTCTTGTCCATATAAAGAATATCCTTGAGTCATATGTGAGTCTCTTGTAAACTCTGAAGGATTCTCTAACTTATCAATCTGCTTGTCAGTTAGTTCTTCTCTATACATATCTATGATTGTAGATGCGTGAGCAAACTTTCTAACTATAGCCCAGTCTCCGTCTTCTACAAAGTCAACATCAGGATCTTTATCATAGTCTACATCAATTGGATTTAGTATATCATAGAAAGGCTCATTACTTCTAACACCTCTATGCGTATAACACTCACCAGATACTAAGAAATGAAACCATGCTTTTTGTAACTTATCATACACATCTTGATCTTGCATAATATAGTTCATAGCATTTTGACCTATAATAGCTCTAACATCTACATAAGATGCATCAAATAGTTTAGCTACATGTTCAGGTAATTCTACTTCTCTTGATTGCTGTCCTGTATCAATACCTTGAGCATTCAACATATTGACTAGCTTTTGTTCCATAGCTGCTTTTACTGCAGCTTTCTTTGCCTCTTCTTTACGAGATACAGTATCCGCATTTTTAACTACAACGTTATAGTTTATAGGTCGTTTAGATTTTTCACCCAGGAGTAGATCTATGATGGGTTTTATAATAGGATAGTTACGTATTTTAGATGGAAAGTTTGCACGAGATTTTCCATAAGGTTTTGTTACGTATTTGTAGTCTTCCTCTTCTACATGACCGTTATAATAATCATATAACTTTTGCAGTTTACTTCTGCGGTTACCGTATCCACTTATATTTGATAATGCAATATAAGCATCTACACATTCTTCTGACCACTTCTTATTTTTCTTTGAAGCAGGTAGTTTTTGTTTAGGTATTTGTGAATTAGATCCGTACATATCTTAAAAAAATTGTCTGTCAAAAAATGAATCTGACGACCTGTCATTATATATATCTTTTATTTCTGTGTTGTATAACTCCCTAGAGTGATACATAGCAATCATCAAAGACATGACCCGGTCAAAGTTGCCTTTGTGATTAAATTTTATTAACTCTTGCAATAGTGCAGGGTCATAGATCTTATGCAAATTTAACAATTCTTTACCATCATCTTCAACCCCCCTAGCTGAATTTAGCCAGTCTCTTATATATATCTCACCTTGCTGCTTTCTAGCCTGGGTCATATGCATACCATAGCTACGTTTTACTCGTTTAGATTGTAGCTGTTTTTTGTCTAGCATCTCGAATTCAGGTTGAAGCCTATGCAACTTTCTATGTCTTTTTGCATACGCTATAACCTCACCCCTGTCGTTCTCAAATCCAATCTTAGCATTGTAATAGTCCGCTAACATAAATAGATTACGATTAAACTCATCTTGAGTTGCAGGTCTACCTACATAACTAGCTACAATAATGTCATCAGGTTGAGATACATTGTTTACTCTTTTAAGTACGTATGCAGATCCAAGTGATGTAGAGTCTGCTGATCTATTTTGCCCATAGGGGTCATGCCCAATAATATATAAGTTATGAGGAGTTACACCTGTCTTATCTTTGTATGGTGTCTCCCACATAGTTATACATCCTTCATTATCATCACCTTTATTATGCGGAAACTTAAATATAGGTTTGAGAGTATATTCAGGCTTGAACTCTATAGCATTATTCTTACCGTAAAATAGCTTACCTGGTATAGCTCTTGATGTCAAGTTGTTTGCTTTTACATTATTATACTGAGCCTGCAAAGATGATATATCAAATAAATTAGCTGTAACCTGTAGAGTAGCCTCTCCTGGATTCCAAGGATGCTCTGCTATATATTGATCAAATGTTTTTGTATCTGCAGCTAGTTTCTTTTTATCTCTCTGCTCTACCTCATACTCCTTTGCTCCATTTATATCTGAGTTACCGTCCTTATCTATAAATCCATCTAAGTTCTCATATATAGGTACAAAGTATCCGCATCTACTACCCTGTGCTCCGTCGTCCCATACATTCTCAAATGATAAGCAGTCATACGCATCTGGGCTATAAAACAATTCTTCTAGGGCATGAAAGTCAGAACCTTCAGCACCGCCTGTACCAAATGCTATCATAGTACCCAATGTCTTACTACCCTGACGCATTGTTGGCATAGCTACTTCCCATGCCTTAAGTAGTCCTGGAAATGATCCTGCCTCTTCAAAGAATACTAGATCTCCTGCTTTACCCCTTACTTTATCTGGATCATCTTTTAGAGATACACCAATAATCTGCGACTTCATCCCTAACTCTACTAGTGCACCATTTACATTTTTCTTATACCCAGATTGTTTGTTCATCTCACGATCTCGTATTCTAGGTTGTGTCCATGCTGTATTATCATCTACAAATGACATGATGTCCCAAGCTTTGGAAAGCAAGCCATCACCAATCAAATATTCTTTTTGGCTAGCAAATACGTATCCTCTGCTACCACGTTGAAAATAGTAATTACGCACAAGCATTGATGCTGCTTTGTACGAATAACCTTTACGTCTAGCCTTTAATACTGAGAGATGTTTGTTCTCTCTTCTTGCTCTATCTACTGCATGAAAGTATTTGTAATCTCCATCATAGAAAGATGGGAAACTATTCTCTCTTCTGTTAAGAGTTGTACCATCTGGTTGAAGCTCTTCTATAGCTCTTTCCATACGGCAATAGTTTAAATAGAAATAATGATAACCTGTAATTTTTATACCGCCTGCTTCATAGCCATATAAACATCTTTCTTTCTCCTGATCCCAGTACTCATAATAAGTTCTGGTTCCTGGCAAAGCATTAGTATAATACCCATGTGTAAGAAAGTGTTCAGCTGCAGGTCTTAATCCTTGTGTGCCTCTAAAAACCTCTGTTTTATATTGACTAGTTCCTGACATTTTTCGTACTCTTCTGATTGTGTAAAATGATCTATGAGTAAAGCTATAGTTGCTTCATCTCTACCATCATTCTGTATTGGATCAAAAGGCAAGTAGAATTCTTTTATCTCTTGTTTATCTAACAATTCATAAATATCATCTACAGTCATTCTTTTAGTGACAATATTATACGCATTCTCCATTGAGCTATTATACGCTTCTAAATCTTCTAAAAAATCCATATTCAAATCTACGAACTATATTTGTTAACTACAACTCCTCCTCTATTAGAATTTGCCTGTTGTTCCTGTTTTTTAACTAAATCTTCTAAATCTGTAAGACCATTTACTACTTTACCCATATTAGATAGGTTAGCAATCAAGTCCTTAGCATGAAAGATTGGTTTACCATTATCATCCATCATAGTAAGATCTACAGTCTCAAAATACTTCTGCAACTTACGTACAGATTCTCTTGCTGCTTTTAATAATCTTACAGCTGATGTTTCTATCAATCCTCTGTATACATCGCATGCTGCTTTAACTTTAGCATCAGCTGTCCATTCTGACTCTGGCCCAAATACATTGACTAATACTTCACCATGTCTTTCATCTTTACCATACACTGCAAATGGTGATCTATGATCCTCCATAAAATATACATATGCTAATTCTTTAGATGCCCTGTTCTTACCTTTAGTCTTATCTCTACTAACTAGTTCTCCAAACTCTAGAATAGTCATAGTATATGCACTAGGTATTGCTACATTATTATCTATCGTTATCAGATCCATTCTTTAGTTTTGTTATATATTCTCTACGTTTTGGCTTTGATGAAAATTTACCAAAGTATGGTAACCTTACTTGATCAAAGTTACCTTCCTCCATAATTTTTGACACATACTTAAATTGATGCATTACTATATCTTCTACCTTAGATAAGGGTAAGTTATATTTTGTAGCAATCTTTTGTATTATCTCTTTAGTTGATTTTTTCATTCTGAGGTTTCCACTTATTCTTTGGACAGTTTGTAGTCTTCCACTTTGCTTTATGTTCTACTAAACAACCACAAGCTCCACATCTTTTTAATTTTTCTAAAAAATGTTCACAGTTAAAACAAGTATCAATTCTTTCCTGATAATCTTCTGATGAGACGTTTGGCATACCCTTTGCCACATAACCAGTCAGCTCCTTGCTGAAGTTCTTGATCATTGTCAATGCTGAAGGTAATTTCTTCTTCTGTGTCATTGTATTTAACTTTTATTAGTACCACCGCTCCATTAGAGTCTTGAATAAAATCAAACTCCATATTGTATTCATTCTGCCAAAAAGATGGTACAAATTTAAGAGGTGATAATGATTTGTACATTATTATTTTTTTCTAATAGTAAAGGGTGTAGAGAGTATGTCTTGTTCTTATACAATAGTGCTTTCTTATCCTTCAATCGTTTTACATAATTATTTAAGGTATTAAAATCTGTAATACCCACAATCTTTGCAGCATCTCTTTTTGAATCTGCAGAAACAATATTAGAATCTTTTGAATCTATTAATGCTGCTAGTACTTCAAGTTCTTTTCTTGTAAGATTAAATATACCATTCCAAATCCCTATGCGTTTTAAAGTTGTATCTGCGTTAATTTTTATCTTCATCGGTTGTCACGTATAAATATATAAAATGAAACTTAGCTCCAAAGTGTATCTCCATACCCCACCTAGCTTTGTTGTTCTTACAAAAAACTGTAAGCTTATCTTCAAACTCCCAGGCTAGTTTAAATAACTCTTCGTAATTATCTGTTTCAAATTTAGTTGTTATCAAATTTTCCAAGTATGTTGTGTTCACTAACTAAGATACAAGGTACATCATTGATAGTCATCTTCATAGCCTCTGCCATAGGATTAACCATAACTTCATCTCCCACAGATGCCATAACACAAGAAGGCCCCGCCTCTAATACTGTAAGAATATTAGTAGCTAGCTTCTTTGCTGTATCATCATCTAAGATGATTCCTGATTTTGTTTTCTTGGTAGTTGGGTCTGGACATACTAACCAGTTCCCGTAAGGTTTAAAATTTAAATTATCTGCCATTGTCTATATATTAAGTTATAAATGCAAAGTTATAACAAAATACTTTACAAAAGCAAATATTTACTTCATTAATTTAGGTATAGCCTTATATCCTCCATGCATTGCTCTAGTAGTTTTTCTTTTTCTACCAGATGCAGTTGTTGACCAATTTACTCTTCCTGGTCCTGTTTTCTTAGCTGCTTCTCTTTTAGATATTCTACCTGCAACCTTGGATGGTCTACATGCTGGGTATCCACGACGTTTATCTTTCTTACCAGATCTACCACAAGGTTTACCTGTCTTTACGTCTATCCAACGTTCCTTGAACCATTTACCTAATCCGCCTTTTGCCATGATCAGTCTAGTTTAGCTGGACCTTTCTCCATAACAAATCCGCCCTTCTCAGCTCTTTTCTTTTTTACTCTGTTATCAGATCCTCCCCATTTGCCACCTTTTGACTTGTACCATTTAGAAGCCCACGCATTAGCATACGCAGATGGATATACCTTAAACTTCTTTCTGGCCAAAGCTTTTGCTCGTGACCACAGGCTAGGATTCTTTGGTTTTGATTTTCCCATAATTATAAATATATGTGCAGTCTGAATACAGGTTCCCCCTAGCGACTATCGCCTTTTTTAATTTCAGTCAGGACTTTAAACCTAGCAGTGCTTTCTTCTGTGAGAAGACCCAGGGATAATTATCTCGGTGTTAATTCACCACACGTACCTAATATGTATTCTATCCCAACTAGGTTCTATACCTTTCTTTTGTGAGGCTATTGGAGAAAACTCTAGTCCTTATTTAGGACCTACAATCCAACGTCTGACCCCCTACTGCTCTTTCGATCCTCAGGGGTGATACTCTGGTGAGAGTGCCTCAGTCTGCAAAGTTATAAAAAATATTTAATTATTATCTACCTTGACCTCTATATTTCTTTTTGTAGTTCTTAGAGCTCTTTAGTTTACTACTTTTGCTCTTTGCGTGTGTCTGTGGTCTTTTTACTTTCGAGTTTTCTGTCCTTGTTATTGTTGTTAATCTTGCCATCTATTATCTTTTGTTTACAATTTCTAAGTATTTCTTTAAACGTCATTGTGCAAATATAAAAAATTTTTGGAAATTTTGTGAGAGCGTAGGCCTCCTCAAATATAGCGCCTATCGGTCTTGCGCGCATTGGGGCACCCCCTATTGTTCGCATAAATTAATACTAACATAAAATTTATTAAATTATGGCTAATGTAATTGAGTGTAAAAACGCAAAACAATTTTCTGATGCGTGGAGTAAATCCACAGCACAATCTGCTGTTCAGGTAGGTAGTAAGCTACCAGAGGGACAACACAAAGGTACTTTCAAAGGTTTCCGTATCGTAGAATACGAAAGAAACGGAAATATGTATAAGATAGGTTTATGTGTATTCACAACAAAACTAGGTAAAGATACAATAGAAGATACAGGTTTAATATCTGAGTCTGACGCTTCAAAGGTAACACCTAAGAAAAATCTTGTTGTAACAACAACACCTAATCCAAATCAAGAAGGAACTTTTAGAAATAGAGTTACACTTTAATAATATAGGGATACGAAAGTATCCCTTTATTTTTTTTATTACAGGTCGTATTATGCGGGCGCGTGTATCAGCTCTCTCACACATTATTTTGCCATAGTTTTACATAGTATCTAATTTATCAGATGATATAATATAACACAATACAATAGAAAGGTCGTGATATTCGACGTATTCCTAAGCAAGAAGACAAACTGCTTTTTCTTTTAACCAAATTAAATATTATGAAAGCATTTAGATTAATCTTATTATTATTAGTAGCAGGTACTATTGTATCATGCTCAGGACCTAAAGTATTAACCGGCAATGGCTATGTAAAGTCACACTGCAAAATGAAGAGATAGTTATGAGTATACAAGGATTAAAAAGATGGAGGATAACTCTTGAAGCATTACGAATGGTATGCACAGCTCTTTTAACTGTTAGTTTATTAATACTAATAGTTTTTAGAACTCTTGACATACTTATAGTTACACTATTTATAGCATGTGCTGTAATATTATGTACTCTATTCTTACTAGCTATAAAAGATGCGGTAAAGAATAGAACTTACTCACAAAGAAAGTGGTATTATGAAGACTAGAGCGTTACATAAACTTACAAGCTTTGCATCATTATTAATGGTGCTTAGCTTGGCTCTAACATCTTGTAGCAAAGAAGATGAAGTCTTGGACATAGAACCAATTCAAGTTGAGAGATGTGAAGCTTACATTCACACTTCAGGTATACCAGCTGTAACTACAATTGGTGTATTTTGGAGTGAGATAGAATGTGGTGACACACTACAGGTGATGGATCATCCTGAAACTGTTAGGTTATATATGTATACTCTTATGAACCCTGAGTGTAGTGATGTAGATTATCTCACTTACAGACATGGTGGTAAGTTATACTATTATAACTCTTTTACTAATCCTCTAATTCCTGAGGATATATACTCTGCGTTAATACCAGAGTCAATGATAGATGAAGTTGAATTTATATACTAACAATATGGAAAGACAAGAATTATTAGAACTCGTAGCATCTCTTAATGCTAAGAATACGGCTCTTGAAGAAGAGATAAAGCGTTTAGAAAAGCAAACAGATCGGTTATGGGAAGACCTTAAAGAATACAATAAGGATGATGAGGAGTTTGATTTTGATTATGATGAAGAAGATAGACAAGCAGTTTTTAATGCAGAAGATCCGAATTATCCAACTGGAGATGATCAGAAGATTAATGCAATCAATTCTAGACTAAACGGTACTAACAGTAGAGTTGTAGAACTTGAAAAGAGAATGGCTATGTCTGATTTAGAATTCAGTGAACTCAAGTCTGAAATTAGAGAACTTGATAGATGGGCTGTTGCACAAGGTGAACTAGCAGATAGAGTTAATGAACTACTTGAAGAAAAGGAGGACAACGATGGAAAGTGAGTATGAAACAATCGATTCTTTTGGTAGCTTCACTCATAAAAGACGAGAGGAG